CTATGTCAGCCTGAGTGATAGCTCCCGCATGCTTAGCCAAGTCAAGGTGTGGATCAAAGCCCTCTCGGGACATCTCTGCAACATAATCAGGATCAATCGGCTGCATGTAGTGCCGCTTGGTGGTATCCTCAAGGCTGGTCATATCAGCACCACACAACACAAACCCCTCTGGTGCAGTGAGACAACCACGAATTTCTGCACCCCAAGGCTTGTCTACACCGGGAAGGTTGACCAATGGCTTGTAGTGCTTGAACCGCAGGGTGTTGGTGAACCCTGCAATCTCTGCCTTGAGCCAACCATCTTTGTGGCAATCCAAGAAGCCCTTGAACACACCAAGGCGGTGGTTGATGACAGACAGACCATCCAAAATTCCCACTGAGGGGTTCTTGTCGATCAGTAGCTTTACACTCTCACAAAGCTCAGAGCCGTCCCTGACCTGCTCTACAGTACGCTCAGAGCCATCAGGGTTCCTGTGGTACTTGAATGTAGCAGGTTGCCAGCCAAGTGCTTGAAGCCACTCCTTGACCTGATTGTTGCTGTTAGGGTTAGCACGCTCTTCCTTGTCCAGAACCTGTATGGGGCCTACTGTGGTAGAAGGGTGGCCACCAGCCCGTAGCAGGGCATGCCAGCGCTCACCATAGACGGTAAGGCTACCATCGGCCTTGGTCATACGAGAGGGCTTCTCCACCTTCTTGTAGATCATATTCTTCGGCATAGCTTCTGCGAGTTGCTCGATTTTCTCTTCTTTGAGCGACTGAAGCTCTTCGTAGTGAGACTGAGCCTTTGCCACGTCCAGCTTCCATCCCAGAGCTTCCTGCTGTCGAGCGCAGTCCATCTTGAATGACAAGTATTGTACGAAACTTTCTCGCTCCGTCTGGTCCTGATACAGCCACTCTAACTGGGCCGACAAGTCCTTGTAGAGCCTTGCGTTGATCTTCACGTCTTCGTTGCATCGGTGTGCATACTCCTCTGGTGTCAGGTTGTTCCAGTCCTTGATCTGTGGCTTAGGGATGCCGTAGTCTTCTCCGTAGCCCTCAAGCCCGTGACGTGGGCGGTCATGATTAAGATACCAAGACAGAGCCAGTGTATCCACCAGCTTTGCCTTGACCTTGATACCCAGCAGCTTTTCCACTACGGGGATGTCAAAGCGGATGATGTTGTGACCCACCAAGGTCTCTGCCTGAGTGAGCAACAAAGCCATCTGGAACTGGTCATGCGTATGGTGGACTACACCATCCTTGCCCATCCAAGAGAGTACATGGATTTTGGTAGCCTCTTCCAGTAGTCCGTCAGTCTCTATGTCAAATACTGTCACTTAAACATCCTCCCAAAAAAGCCTTTTGGTTTGTCAGGCACCTCTAAACTGTCAAGGTGGCTCTCCAGCTTAACAATGTAGTCCTTCTGCTCCTGCACTTTTTCGTCTAGGTGCGTATTCCGCTCTCGTAGTGTGGCAAGCTCTACTTCTAAGGGCAAAGTCTCCCCGGACAGTCGTACTTCAGGTGCTTGGACCTTTTCTGCGGGCAAGACCTCTGTGTTATTTGTCTCAACAGCTTTAGTCTTCTTCATGTTGGCCTTGTATTCCTTGGTACAAACTCGGCAGTAAGACTGTAGCCCGTCCTTAGAAGAACTGCTTTTATTAAACTCAGAGGACGCCTTGATTGTCCAGCACCTAACGCACTCTTTTGTGATATGTTGAACCTTGATGGACGGCCACACAAACCTTTCTAAGAAGTCCTTTGGGGACTTACTACGATACCACTTGTGTCCGTTCTTAGCTCGCCACTCACCAGTGCTAAGCCGATAGTAGTAGCTATCTTCCACTAAAACATCACAGGGTATCTTTGTATCGCCCAGACTACCTACGAACTTGACCTTAGCTCCCAAGTCCAAAAGAACTTGAAGCTCTTCCAAGCGAGATAGGTTGTTAACAGCATGTTTGTTCTGAGCAGACTCAAACAAAGGGGTATCCGAGGCTAACATCTTTTTAACGGTTGTCTTTGAGATATAGTCGGTCATCATCACGCAAGCTCCTTAAGGATAAATGTCTTTGGATCGAAACGCATTCTACCACCATGTCCAATCTCAGCGCAAGGTCTATTCTTCTCTACGGCCAAGAAAGTTGTATTACGGTCATCCTCATCATCCGACTCTTTGTTACGGCTAAGGTTGACGATGACAGAGGCACGCTGTGCAATCATCTTACAGTACTTAGGGTCGCCATTGTCGTTGGTGTGGGCAATGGTCACAATCCCTACGTTAAGCTCTGCTGCCAGCTTAGAAAGGCGTACAGACAGGTCAGCAAGGATTTACTCTTTGCCGTCTTCTGTCAGGCCAGCTACAACATCTTGGATAGGCTCAAAGAAGATGAAGCGACAACCACAAGCCTCACGAAAGAAGCGGATTTGCTCGATAAGGTCATCAGCACCTTGACCATCAGGAAGGTAGAACTGGTAGAAGTTCTCATCCTTGGTGAGGTCGATGATTGCTTCCTCGACTAGGGGGCCTGTATCCTCATCAATCAAGTCTCTACGGGTTACGTTGCCACCCAGATGATACGACACCAACCCTAGCAGACTACGCAGCTTGGTTTCCTCAAGGTGCCAAGTCGCAAACGGAACCTTCTGTTGCAACAAATTGTATTCAAGGTAGCGCATCACCTCGGTCTTTCCTACGCCAGTAGGGGCCTTGATAACGGTGAAGTGACCCTGCATCAGACCCATGATCTTGTCGTCAAGAGCTTGGATGCCAGTGGGTACATACTGGTGTTCTGGTGTATCCCGGTACAGGCTCAAGAACTGCTCACTGGTGTTGAGGATGTTCTCTGGTACAAACTTCTTTGCAGAGTACCAAGCAGACTTGAAGGCTGCACCTTGACGTGCATCAAGGAACTCATTGGCGTCCTTGTACTTGTCGTGTGGCACACGGTACACCTTGTTGGGGAACAGGTTGGCCATCTTAGCAGCGATAGCATTACCAGCATCGTCACTGTCTACAGACAGGATGATCTTCTCGAAGCTGTCCAACCAAGAGCCACACTTCTCCCACAAAGCCTTAGAAGGGGTAGCAGAAGGCAGGGATACTACAGGATTAGTGTAGTTGCCCTTGAGCATCTGATAGGCAGACATAGCGTCTACTTCGCCCTCAGTCACAGTAACGTAACGAGCAGAGCCAGCATTCCAAAGGTTCATGCCGAACAACTCATCTGCTCGTAGGCCTTCTGCACTGAATGCCTTTGGGTAGTACCGAATCTTTTTCCCACCGGAGGGGTAGACATACTCTTGCTTTACTGGACCATCAGCATCCGAGTAAGTCTTTACCCCGTAGAACTCCATAGTCTGAGTGGTGATACCACGATCTGCTACAAAACCACCACTACCAACTTGTAGGCTAGTAGCTGGTCGAATGTTCTTAGGCACGTAGTTCATATCGTTCTCCTTATCTTTGAGTGGATACTTAGCAAGCACTTCTGCTGAGTAATGCTTTCCTTTAGCTGGGTAAGCTACCTGACAACTAAAGCAGTTTCCAACCATCTTCTGTGTGTTGTAGCTGAAAGCATCAGAGCTATCACAGTGTGGGCAAGGTTGGTGTGGTATCTCAGTCATTATCTTATCCTCTAGTCATTCTGTAGTTTGTTATAGCCACTAAATTCTGTCCGGGTAAAGGGGGGCTATCTACGATTCCACTACACTTTTTAGTTTTTCCCTGATCCTGTTGTCAATCTGCAACACTCTCTGCTTAGTGATGTCGTACTTCTTGCCAATATCCACCAGAGACCACTCATCAGGGCCATACTTTAAAAGGAATATCTCGTAGTCCCGCTCTGACAGTGCTTCCTTCATCAAGCCTTGTACTTGCTGTACCCACAGATAACCCTCTGTGTCGCCCTCGTACATAACCTCATCTCCCTCTAGGAGGGCTGTAGTGGCCCCGAGAGCGACCTTGAGGCTGTCGTAGGTAGCAGAGGTCATGTGTTTAGTTACAGGGGTCTCAGAACCCCTCCTGATAGCTGCTGCGTTCCTGATAGTCTCAGGCACACGGGGGATGCTTAGGGGGCCTTGACGTAGGGATATGAAGTCCCGCATCTTCTTACGGGCCTCCCACTCCAAAGTAGGGGGGTGGGTATTGCCACGGGCCTCACTTTCTAGGAGGGCTACCATCCCCTCTTGCACAAGGTCATCGTACAACTCGTAACGCCGGAAGCTAGAAGCTAACCTCCGGCACAGGTCCATCTTATCTTGGGTGTTCATACATTAACTCGGCTCTCTAGGAATCCGTCTACATAGTCGCAAAGCTCACTAGCAGACATATGGATACGACCCGCAGCATCAGGGCTTGGGTGTGTCCGGCTCTTACAGTCATCAAGCATTGCCATAGCATCGTCGATGATGTCTTTGAGTACGTGTTCAATCTCGTCCATGTCTATCTCCTTGGTTAAGACCACAACAGAATAACAACTCAGTCAGAGGTGTCAAGTCATTTTCCACTGGTGGGGGCAGTCAATTTCCCTCGGTGGGTCTCTCATTTTCCCACGGGGGCCTCATTTTCCCACGAGGGTCTAAGGCTCATTTTCCCACGAGGGGGTCATTTTCCCACGGGGGAGGTCACATTTATTTCGAATACCTTAAGTATTTGTCTAAAAGTTAGTACGAATTTGATGTAAATCTGATGCACGCAAAAAGTGCATACAAGTTTAGCTAAAATACTTTAGGTTTTGAGTGCATGAGTATTCGAGTAAAATACCCAAAGTATTTAGTACAAATTTGATACATTCTTGAGTGACCCATAATTATACCACAAAACCCCCAGCTCTGTCAACCCACTATTTTTGCATAGCTCATATTCCGAGATTGCATGTCAACAGAAAAGATTGCTTGACACCCATTTTTGCATAGCTCCTATGGGGATATTAGATATGTCCTGAGTGCATAGCTTAGATATGCGTCTGGTGCATGTCAAGGAATACTTTTGCATACCTCGATAAATCGCATTTAGATAGGTGTATCTATCTGAGGTTGCAGCGCCATGTACACCTGGACGGGAAAATCCCTGGGAAAATACTACCCATAGTAGAAATCCACGCTAGGCCGGTTTTTAAGCCCATACAGCGGCTTTGGCCCTTTTCGGGCATGTTACCCCATAGAAACCGCTGTTCACGTTCGTTCTAGGGATGTTCTAGGCTTGTTCTCATGCCTTGCTCTATACTATAAAGACGCTAAGTCATAACCTGAGTGCATACAAGCCATGTTAGGCCAGCATGACTATTGCCTTATTCTTGCCGCAATTGAGGCCCAGATTAGTTTCATCGAAACAACGCAAGCCAAGGGGAAAAGACAGATGGAAACCGTCACAGTCTACAACGCACCAAAGACTAAGACCTATCAAGCGACAGTTTTGGGTCGTCACAATGGTCTAACCTTTGTGGAACACCCAACAATGGGCGATGGAGCGCCTATTCTGATAGTTAAGAAGGACGGGACGCTTAAGCTAACTCATGCTTGGGACATGGCGTCAGTTTATAGCGGCGATTATTAAGGGGTTGAGACGATGAACGAGAAAATAACCGGGTTAGACTACAATGACTTCATCGGTATGCGCTTGGGTATCAATGCACTGATAGAAAACTATCAGCGATCGATTGACAACGGTTCCACCTTGTCCGACTATTGGGAGGCTGAAATTGCCACGCTCAAAACCACGCTTAGGCGTATAGACGAAAATAGGGCCTATGAGCGGTAACCCATCGCACACCATTAGCTTGGTGTGCTTACACAGTCCGGGCGGTCTTTTGCCTCTTTTCTCCAAGGCAACCTAACCGTCTCGGACTTTGCAAGCGCATTTGCTTGGAACAGCAGAAACAAGGATTAGAAACAATGACTAAAATCAATATTAAACTGACCGCAGAACAGATCCAAGCCATTGGTGCAGCCGTTGCTACGCCTAAGCCCAAGCGCAAAGCAAAGGTTAAAACAGGTTTAACCCTTGCGCAGTATTTGGACCTAATCGGCTTCGATGCAGATCAAGGCATGCGGTCGCACTTGGGCCATATGTTAACCCGATATGCTAAAGCCCGTGGCTTGCGCATTGGCAAATATGGTCCTGCAAACGTCTATCCGGTTTCTGTGCTGCGTGACTT